TTTCTAAGGTAAAAAGAGTCTCAATGTATTGAGAGTCGAAGCTAAAAAGTAATTCGATCGCACCTTTTTGGATAGCCAGCTCTTTTTTTGCTTGAATCATTTTTAGTTGGTTCTCTAAAGTTTTAATTAAATTTTCAAGGCTCATAATTCCTCCTCCAGAACTATTAAAAACACCCCATTTTCTGCCCCCAGAAGCATTGAAAAACCCATGTTACAGGCATTTAAAAACACTTCCGAAGGGTTAGATAGCCACCTGACGCCTTCCTGACCTGGAAGCCGTCGGATCAGCAAGACCACCTAACAACTCCCCCATCCTTGCCTCAGCTTCCAAAAGGGCATCAGCCAAATCCTGAGTATCGAGCAGTGCTGCCTCTTTTGATTAAACTCCCTTTAAATGCCATTTTAAGGGCATTTTCGGTCAATCAAACCAACTCGTTTTTATACCGTAATCTTTCTCGAAGACATTAAATTCTGTCTCGCTTTTCAATTCTCGATCCCGATGCCTTCTAAAACCTTCCGCGATCCTGATTCTTTGAGAGGCAAGGTAGAGGTAGTTTAGAGCGTGTCTATAGTGATCTTCTCCAAGCTTCCGGTATCTAAACTCTCTTGATCCCGTCTCGGGGTCCTCCTCCAAAACTTTGGCGATGTTTCTAACTTGCTGGCCAAATCGATCAACTTCATCACATCTTCGGGGTAAAACTAAACGTCCAGGGGTAGTAAAAAGCTCATGGCTTGTATCACAGATCTCCGTCCGATGAACCTTTACCATGTTTATCTTTTCATCCCACTGGGGACCGGAGACAACTTTATCCTGGTAATCACATAAGAAAACAGGGTAGGGTTCTGCTGCCTGAAACTCCCTGGCCTTTCTCATTTCAGGCTCAAGATCGACTACCGCACACTGGACATTAAATCTTTTAGCAATATCTGAAACATCATTGAATGAGGATACACGGGCAAGATAGCAAATCTGCAAAACGCCTTCTTTTGGCTTGAATCCTACCACGACATGAAGCATCGCTCCCACATCAACACCCATAGCACAAGGGCCAATTTCCTTGGTTGAAACAACATCGTGACCACAATTCGAGTAAATATCGGAAATAGAGAGTCGGTTCTCCGCTGCCACGTATGCCATACCCAACTTTGAATTATAGACCTCGGTTATATTCCCATTGGGAGGGTCATTAAAAGCCTTCAGGATGGCCCCAGGATCAACGTAGAAGCTATTTAATTGAGAGATCCACCATCCCACCATATCTTTTGATCGCTCAGGGTATTGGGCAACCCACCGGCCATTTTTAGAAAAAATTTCTTTCTTGCACTTCTTACAAGCCCTGATCACTCTTCCGGTTGAATTCTCAATAAGGCACTCTGGGAATTCCAATTCAAGGCAAGTCTCCGTCCCGCAATGCTCACACCGGATAAGCCAAATCCTTTGATCACTGTTTTGATAGAGCTTATCTATCCCATAGTCAGGGATCGAAGGGGTTGAGAGATAAGCCTCTTCTTTGATCTCGGAATGGGAAAGTCTCTCCCTCGCAATATCAATCATGGCGGGTTCCATCTCATCTGATTCGTCATAAATGATCCGGTCCACCGGGACCCCCTTCAGTTGTGAAGATGATTTCTTTATTCCCTCTATCCGGGAGGTTGACCTTGCACCACGAAGGTATAGCATCGCCTTTTGGACTCGCTTAATCGAAACTGCGTCCGTGTCCTGGACGAAAACCCCTACTTCTTTTGGATTATCCCTTATGAGAGTTTGAAAACGCCCCTTACTAAAGTCACTCACATCTAAGGCAGTAGGAAAGAGATAGAGCACACCCTGGGGATATCTGGAAAAAATTAAGCCATACATCGACTTTAAAACATTAACCTCTGTTATTCCCATCTGAGCGCCCTTTTTATAACATTGGATGGGAGCGTCACAGGTTAACATATCAAGTTCATATTCATGACCATCAATCCGAAATGGCTTTGATCCCAAGGTAATGGACTTGATCCAATCGAGAATATCAATTTTCTTCTTGCTCTTTGTGAAAGCTAAACTCTCAGCTTGATCCAAAAATTGATCGAGCAGATCGGAGCTGTTTAAGTCTCTTGAGGATTTCATCCCTAACCCCTTCATCTACCTCACCGATGGTATCTAAGACCGTCTGTTGAAAATGCTGGACCTCTTCAGCGTTATAAAGCTCTTTGCAAATATCAAGAAGGAGGCCGAGTTGTTTACGAATCTCTGCAATGTGTTTTAAACGCTGAAATGCCAAACTCTCCCTTTCCTCTCCCTGGGCATTCTTGATTCTCTGATTCAGAAGATTGATTTCATGGATAACTACATCATTGATTTTTTTTAGCTGCCTCATTCCATCGATTTTCGATCCCACAAGGGCCTTGGCAACCGGAGGAGAGACAGAAAGGGCTGATCTTTCATTCTGTTTCTTTATTTTCTTAAGGGTCACAGATACGGCCTGCTTTGAAACGTGTAGCAAGCGGGCTGTTTCGCTTTGTGACTTCCCTTCACGGATTAACTTCTCAAGTTCTAAAATGTTGATCTTTTTTTCAAACATTCTAATTTAAACGGTCCTTAATTAATTGGTTAATCTCTTTTTGAGACTCCGGTTGACCCCTGAGCCAAACCTTAATTAAACTCCGAAAATAAACAGACCACACACTCCTTGTAAGCCTGTAAGCTTCACCCAAAATTTTTAAGGTTGCAAACAAGTGATAGGACCTTCTATGGATATTTTTGATTCCATAAAAAAAGCTATCCGAATCAAATTTTATCCACCTAAAACTTCCAGCACGAAACTCTATCAAACCCATCCTCATCAAAGTAAGAATCTTGATGTCTCTTCGGTCCTCTTTTCTGAGATCACTCAACATGAAATCACTTCCGGTTCAATTCTAAAAAGGGATAGATTTCCGAAAAGGATTTGGGAAGCTCGGTTAATTTCTGGAAAATCCCATCAATTTTTTTCTGGAGATCACGGATATTTCCATTGCATTCAAAAAGTTTTTGTTCAACCTGTTTGAGAACTGAATTGTTAGGGATAAAATTTTTCCTTTCCATTTCACCCCTTAAAATTGCTTCCTGCTTAGAAGTTTCAAACTTCTCAACCAAATCGCTCAAGCAGGCAAGTTCTTTAAGGCCCTCTTCCTGATTAGCTTCAAAATTTTCCAACAACTCCCTCGCCCTATCTTTTAGGGATTCGTCTATCTTCTTTTTCCAATCCTTTACTGTCGCTGTTTTCATCTTCTTCGCCTCCAAGAAATTGGTAATTTATTGAAGAGTTTGACCAACTTTTCAAGACCAACTAAGTTTAAACCCTCGATTAGGTCAGGTTCCTTCCTTATCGCAGCCAATAGGGAAAGAACAAGGGGATTATCCCCATGAAGAAATTTTGTTTTGGGAATTTCGGTGTCTAAAAAATTGCGGTTCTCCTCACTCAAACTCTTGATAGTTTCTACGGCTGCCCCAAGAACTTGATCATATTCCTTTTGAGATCCAAAAAACTTGATGTTGATATCCTGGACCTTTCTGCTTATTTCCTGGTCCTCTCGCTCGGCAATTTTTTCATTCTCCTTTTCTAACCAGGCCCGGCCCTCCTCTTTTTTCGCTTCTTCTTCCTTTGCCATTTTAGGTTGAATAAATTTCTCGAAAAGGGACTTTCGCCTTTCATTAAACTTAGACCGGGGCCAGGACTCATACTTGCCTTTTGTATCAATTGTCATCTCCTGATACTCTGCCCTGCCCTGGTCTTCAGTCATGGAATCGATCGAAGGCCCCTCATAAAAAACACCCGAAGAAGAACCCGGATTCACTTTTGTCTCTTCGCTCATTTCCCCACCTCCTCAAAAAATACTCCCCAAGATCGCGTCATCGGTGTTGTCGCGAACATAGGGCAAAAGTTTTCGAAGATCCCCCTCAAGAATCCAACCCCTTAACGGCCCGGAATCCTTGACTTCAATCGAGACATCAAAACCGATAAACCGCATTCCCTCCTCATTTTTCACAATATTCTTTCTGACAGCCTCGATCTGGATCACCTTATTAAGATTGATCGACTTGAACTCAATCCGGTTTGGAACCTCCGGAGGCTCAGGGTCCGGCTTTAAAACCTTCATCTTGGGTTTAGATGAAAGCCCCTTGTCCATGCGTTCCCATTCATCAAGAGGGACTGCCTCTTTCATAATTGTCATTGCCTTTCTCCTTTCATAAAAAATGGCCTCAGATAACCAAAAGGAGGGGAACTTTACCCAAGGCAAAAATGATAATTTCCAATGGCATCGTTTGTGATTCGGAAGCTACCCGGATACCCGGACCCCCTTTGAATTTTTCGAATTGCCCTTAAAAGGATTCGAAATTCCTAATGCCATTTTTGATTATCCCCCTCTAACTTACTTAATCCTCTTCAGGATGGAGAATACCTAACTTCTCCTCCTGATCCTCAACCTCTTTGGCCATTTTCAAATCTATCTCTGTGACGTCTTCCAAATCTTTCAAACTGTGTAGGTCCATGATCTCACCTCCCTCCCCCAGTGATTAAACTCCTTCTTCTATGCTTGAAAAACTGAACCCGCCTCCCCTCCTTCTCTACCGCTTCAGGAGAAGGCTTCTTTTCCCCAAACCACTTCAGGACTTTCTTAGGAGAAGAAGTAGAAACGAGACAATATTCCTCTTTTTTAGATTCAGGATTATATTTCTTTACCAACACGTTTAAACTCCGCAAACACCCTAAAAATTCTCTTCCCAAAATCTTCGTAGAATTTCAAGGCTAACCTCCATCGACTCCTCACCATCCTTAACAATAAGAAGGCCATCACCATAATTAATAATCTCAAACTCACCAATCTGAATAATTGCCATACCGACCCATCAAAAGACTAAAAAATTGATTATTAGCCGGAGCAGTCCCCACTATTGCTCCAATTTTGGCCAGGGGGGGGATGGCTTCCCTGAATCCCAAATTTCCGGCCTGCCCTCTGGCCTCCGATACCGTCAACCAAGTGATTCTCTGCGTCAATCTTAATGACCATTGACCCCTTCCATCTCCCTTCCCAGGTCACCTCTTCATTTCTTTCCGGGAGGATCGTCCCGTTAAGCATAGGCTCAACCTTTAGGACCTAACACTGAACATCTCACCATCGTCACGAAATCCCCACATTTTTTTGTTTAACTGTATATTGACCACAGTTATTAATTCTCTCCTGGTAAGAAGTGGGTAAGAAGTAGTTTTTTTTATCAATGTTTTCAATTAATTAACCCCGCTCTCTTGTTATAAGACAAAGAAATCACTTAATTTTATCTCGATGCCATGTTT